GCACAGATTCTTCCAGCTAATGGTCAAACACTTATGGCAGTTTATACTGTACCAGCTAACAAAAGAGCATTTTTAATTACATTAAATGGCGGTGTATCTAAACAAAAAGAAGTTGAGTTTAAATTACTTACTAGAAAAGTTAATGAAGATGCGTTTAATGTTAAAGCATATCAAACAACATTTGGTGTACCTTTTACAAGGCATTATGAAATACCAGAAGTCTTTGAAGAAAAAACAGACATAGAAATTAGAGCAAAAGCAGACGCAACAACTGCGGTTAGTGCTGGATTTGAATTATACATTGAGGATTATAAATAATGATTACTACAAGTTCTATGCTATCAGAATTAATCACTAAAAAGTTTGATAAGAGTAAATACAAAGTATTAGGAAAAGGTAAGTCTTACACAAGACGCAAGAAGAAAAAGAAAAAATGAGAAAGCCTACATCTTTGGTTTTCGGACATAGAACGATCAAAATAAAATACATTACCCAAAAAGAAGCAGACAAAAGAGGTATCATGGCAGAAGTAGAACCTGATACTAATACTATGGTAATTAATAAAACATTAGACCATGCAACAACAGTAAACTGTATTTTACATGAAATGATGCATATTATAGCAGATCATTATAGCTGGGAAATCCCTAGTAACCATGAAGAATTGGTCTGTGAAACTGGTATCAATGGTGTATGTGATTTGTTATCCCAGAATAATAAGTTCTTAGAATATCTTGCAAATAGTTTAAAAAAAGATTAATCCATAAGTTTACGATTACATACTCGGTTAATTATGGATAAGAAAAAAGAACTAGTACCAGTTAAAACAGGCAGACCACCTTTTGCATTTACAGAGAAAGTCTTAGATCAGATTAGAAATATGGCTAGTTATATGTGTAACAAACAAGAAATAGCCACAATCATTGGGTGTTCATCTTCTACGATAAATAGATCAGAAAAAGCTTGTAAAGCATTTGATGAAGGGGTTGCAAGGGCAAAACATAACATTAGAAAAACACAGTTTGATATAGCAACTAAACTTAACTCTGCACAAATGGCTATGTGGTTAGGTAAAGTCTATCTAAGACAAGACAAAGAAGATGAACAAGAAGATTATAAACCTTTGCCATTGGGTGATGTGATTGATCTGTAATTATTGTAAAAGAAAAGCAGATGTATTAGAAGATAATCAATGGTGGTGTGCATCATGCAGACTAGAACATTTAGGAATTAGGAGTAACGAATATGGCGAAATACAGAGGACGAGATGTAAAACTAAACAAGCCTATGAGAGGCGATGTAAAGAAATTTAAAGTTTTTGTAAAAGATAGATCAACTGGCAGAGTAAAGAAAATTAATTTTGGATCAAAAGAAATGTCTATCAAAAAACATATCCCAGCTAGGAAACGTAGCTTTATGGCTAGAATGGGTGGAGTATTAAAACAAGTCAAAGGGCAAAAGTCATTATCACCAGCTTATTGGTCTATCAGAGCATGGCGTAAAGGTTTCAAGGTTTGAAAACATTTGTTCTTATAATGCATTTAATGGTTTGGGATTCTGAAATGAATATGATGAGAGGATTAACTTTCTTTGAACCAGAGATACCTAAATATGAATCTGAAAATGCTTGTATAAAAAGAGGAACTAAAATAATTGCAAGAGCAATAGAAAACTTTAAAAAAATTAAAATTAAAACAGGCGAGTGGGAAATCACTTGTATAGAAATCAAAGGAGAGAAGGCATGAGTTTAACTGACATCTGGTTAGAACAAGCAAAGCTAGTTCATCAAAACCCTACTAAATGGCGTGGTACAAGTTTAAGACAATACATACCAGAGATTAATGGGATCATTAAAGATAAAGGTTTAACTACAATATTAGATTATGGTTGCGGTAAGGCACAATGCCATGATCCTAATTGGAACTCTACTAAGTATGATCCAGCAGTACCAGAGTTTAGTACTAAGCCAGAAGGTAGATTTGATTTAGTTATTTGTACTGATGTATTAGAGCATATTCCAGTAGATAGTTTAAAAGATACGATTAACGATATATTTAATTATTCAGATCAATGGGTATTCCTAAGTGTATGCTGTAGAAAAGCAAAAGAGATATTGCCTAATGGTTACAATGCACACGCAACTATAGAGAGCCAGAAATGGTGGAGAGAATTATTATCAGGTTATGAGAATTACACATTACGATTCAGCCAATGAGTTTGATCCTGTATCTTATTTTGAAGGCAAAAAAGTATTATTAGTAGGCAATTCAGAAAACCCTAAAGAACAAGATTATCTAAAATATAATAGTATAGTTAGAATGAATCTTGGCGTACAGGAAGAACCTTGTGATGTTTGGATAGATAATTTGGTTTATAAAGCACATGAAACTTTAGGTTATATTCCACAAGTAGATAAGATTATGAGAATGAATTGCGAAAAAAATGGAAAGCGTTTAAATAGATACCCTAAGGAATTAGACAAATATAAAATATGGTTTTGGAATGTTACTGACTACAATAATCTCTGCAATAAATTCAGCTATCCAAGACCTACTACTGGTCTTATTGCGATTTATTATTTTCTTAATTTTACTAACTGTGATCTTACCATTACTGGTTATGACTTCTTTGAGAGTCGTAATCGTTGGACTATGGAGATACACCAAGACTCTGGTGAACCAGCCTACCCAGTACACAACATGGCAAGAGAAAGAGAAATAGTAGAGAACTGGATAAAGCAAAAAAGACTCAATGCAATTATTTAATGACGATTGTTTAAAGGTATTACCCACCATACCTGATAAATCTATTGATCTGATACTTACTGATTCACCTTATGGGACAACAGCTTGTAAATGGGACTCTATAATACCTTTTGAGCCTATGTGGAAAGAACTTAAAAGAATTATTAAGTATAATGGTTGTATAGCTTTATTTGGCACTGAGCCTTTTAGTTCTCATTTAAGATTATCAAATTTAGGTTGGTTTAAATATGATTGGGTTTGGCAAAAGGATAAAGCCACAAATCATTTAAACTGTAAAAAACAACCAATGAGAAGAAATGAAATTATTACCATATTTTATAAAAAACAATGTACTTACAATCCACAAATTACAGATAAAAATCCCAATAACATAAGACCAGCAAAAGTTAAAAGAACACAGGCTGAGGTTTATGGTAAAATGACAAAAATATCAAAAAGAGAAATTCCAATAAACAAATCATATCCGCATGAAACATTAAAATATGAATCATGTTTTGGTGGTGGTAAAAAATCATATCATCCAACACAAAAGCCAGTAGCTTTATTAGAATACCTTATTAAAACTTATACGAATGAAAACGATACTGTTTTAGATTTTACTATGGGTTCAGGTAGTACAGGTGTTGCTTGTAAGAATACCAATAGAGATTTTATTGGTATAGAACTTGATAAAGAATACTTTAAGATAGCCGAGCAAAGGATTAATGATGGGCTTATCTAATCCGCAGAAGGAAGTTATTAAATCTGAGAAACGATTTAGAGTATTAATCACAGGGCGTAGATTTGGAAAGACTCATCTATGCTTAGTAGAGATTTTAAGACAAGCTAGGTTATGTGATAACGGAAAGATATTCTACGTTTCACCTACTTACAGAATGAGTAAGGAGATTATGTGGAAGCAGTTAAAGAAAATGGTTAAAGAACTGCGTTGGGATAAATACATTAACGAAACAGAACTTACTATAGTCTTAGTTAACAATTGTCAGATCAGTTTAAAAGGTGCAGATAAGTCAGCAGATAATCTAAGGGGTGTAGGATTAAACTTTCTAGTACTTGATGAGTTTGCAGATATACCTGAAGAAGCATGGACTGAAGTATTACGACCAACTATTTCAGACAAGCACGTTAATGGTAAAGTATTATTTGTAGGTACACCTAAAGGATTTGGTAATTGGTCTTATGATATGTTTCAACGTGGACAAGCTGGTGATCCTGAATGGCAATCTTGGAAATATACTACAATAGAAGGTGGTCAGGTAGAACCCCATGAGATTGAACAAGCAAAGAAAGATTTAGACGCTAGATCATTTAGACAAGAATATGAAGCTAGTTTTGAAACGTATGCTGGTGTAGTTTATTATAACTTTGATAGATCAAAGAATGTGAAGCCATGTCAATATGATCCTAATGCTGTAGTTCATATAGGAATGGACTTTAATATTGATCCAATGTCAGCTTGTTTGTTTCATACAAAGCAAGGCGTAACGACTTTTTTTAAAGAGATTGTTATTTATTCTAGTAATACCCAAGAGATGATTGATGAGATAACTAGACAATATGATCCTAAAAAGGTGATTGTTTATCCTGATCCAGCATCAAGACAAAGAAAAACGAGTGCTGGGGGAAAGACAGATTTAATGCTATTGCAAAACGCTGGTTTCAATGTTAAAGCTAAAGCTACTCATGCACTAGTCCGAGATCGGATTAACTCTGTTAATAGTCGCCTTTGTAATTATGAAGGAAAACGATTTATTTACATTGATCCGTCTTGTAAAAATCTTATTAATAGTCTAATGAAACAATTATACAAAGAGGGTACGAATATACCTGAAAAGAATGGATACGATCATATGACAGATGCTTTGGGTTACGCTATAGAATATCTATTCCCAATCAGTAGTAATTTACCACCTTCAACACCAAAGAGGTTTAGCTAATGGCATACAAAAGAGATCAGATTTTACAAAGAAACGAACTATACGACAATTACGCAACTAGATGGGAATATTACATAAGATCATTCTTAGGTGGTGAAGAATACAAAGGTGGCAGATACTTACAAGAATATAACTTAGAATTAGAGAACGAATTTGAAAAACGATTACAGTTTACACCCTTAGACAATCATTGTCGTAATATCGTACACATTTATTCATCATTTTTATTTAGAGTACCACCAACAAGAAACTTAGAATCTTTAAATGATGATCCATCTACACAAATGTTTTTAGATGATGCTGATTTAGAAGGTAGATCATTTGATAGCTTACTTAGAGAAGTACAAACTTACGCATCAGTCTATGGTCATTGTTGGATGATGGTTGATAAACCTAACTCTAATGCAAGAACTAGAGCAGAAGAACTACAACAAGAGATTAGACCATACATCAATATCTATACACCTGAGAACGTACTTGATTGGGAATGGGAAAGAGCGGCTTCAGGAAAGTATTATTTAAACTATTTAAAAATCAGAGAACATAGATCAAAACAAAAAGACGTTTATAGAATATGGTACTTAGACAGAATTGATACTGTAGAGATGATGAGAGAAGGTGCGAGTGAACCTAGAATTGTTGATACGATAGACAATCCAATCAATCAGATTCCAGCAGTTATTTTATATAACCAAAGATCACCTGACAGAGGAGTAGGAATATCAGACTTAACAGATGTTGCTGATTTACAAAGAGCAATCTACAATGAGTTATCAGAAATTGAACAGCTTATAAGATTATCTAACCACCCATCATTAGTTAAAACAAGAGATGTTGATGCGAGTGCTGGTGCTGGTGCGATTATTGAATTGCCTGACAATGTTGATCCAGCATTAAAGCCTTATATCTTACAGCCATCAGGACAAAATTTGGATAGTGTATTAAAAACTATTCAGACGAAGATTGATGCTATCAACAGGCTTACTCATGTAGGGGCTGTAAGGTCAACAAGTGAAAGAACTGTATCTGGTGTAGCACTAAGAACAGAGTTCCAGTTGTTAAATGCAAGGCTATCAGAAAAAGCTAAACTTATGGAATTAGCAGAAGAACAAATTTGGAGATTATATTCTAAATGGCAAGACAAAGTATTTGATGGTGCTATTTACTATCCTGAGTCTTTTGATCTTAGAGATTGGGCAACTGATCTTGAAGTATTACAACAAGCTAAAGCAAGTAATATTAAATCAGATACTTTCGTAAAAGAATTAGATAAACAAATAGCTAGAACAGTTGTTGATGATGATGAACAACTATCTAAAATTGACGAAGAAATAGATCAACAAACAACTAGACTTGGAGAGTTCCCACAGACACCTATAGAAACTACTGAGGGTTAAAATGGCTAGGAACGAAGTATTAAATGACTTGTCTGATAGGCACGTCACAAGATTACAAAAATCATTACAAGAGTTAGAAAACTTAGTGATTGCTGAAGCTAGTCAAATCAATCCTAAGAAGGGTACATTAAAAGCTAGAACGACAGTAGCACTCGCCATTAGACCAAAGCTAAAAGAACTTATTGAACAAACTTATCTTACCACAATACAATCTAATGTTACTGAATATGACGAGGCGGCCAGATCATTAGTCACATCTATGCAACGATTCCCAATACCTGATGAGTTTAAAGAGATTACTGAATTAGATTTAACAACAATCCAACAATTAAAACGTACATCATTCTTACCTTTTCAAGATTTAGGTAATGAGTTTGTAAATGAATTAGCACAAGAAGTTTATAACAGTACATTGACAGGAACATCTACAGATCAAATGATTAGCAATCTTAGAGGAAAGATTAATGGAATCTATCAAGCATCAGACGAACAAGAAGCACAAGAACTTGTAGATTTTATTGCAGAGAATCCTGATAAGACAGAAGAAGTTAGAAAAGCTACTGAAAGATTACAAACGATTTATGGTAGAGATAGACTAGGAAATAACATGAGAAGATATGCTACGCAGTTAGTTCAAGACTCGGTGATGGGTTTTGATGGACAGTTTGCAAAGTATAGAGCAGAAGAATTAGGACTTACGCACTATAAATATTCTGGTACAAGTGTAAGAGATACAAGAGAATTTTGTAGAAGGAATGTAAATAAAACATTTAGCGAAGATGAGATAAGAAGAATTTGGAGTAGCCAAACATGGTCTGGTAAGGCACAAGGCGATCCATTTGTTGTCAGAGGTGGTTATAACTGCCGTCATCACTGGCAACCTACTGATCCTGATTGGGATTTGTAATTGACAAAATAGGCAGTAAACTCTAAGGAGAAAATATGGACGAGCAAAATAAAAACTCGGTGGAACAAACTGAAGTTCCTACAAAAAATCAGGAAACTGTTGAAACACCGAAAGTAGAAGAAACAGCTAAATCTTTCACTGAAGATCAAGTGGAAGCAATAGTACAAAGACGTTTAGAAAGAGAGAGAAGTAAAATCTCTAAAAAACTAGACGGAGTTGACATTGAAGAAGCTAAGAAACTACTAGAGGAGAAGAAACAAAAAGAGCAAGAACTTGCCTTACAGCGAGGTGAGTTTGAGAAAGTAATGAAAGATACTGTATCTAAAAAAGATCAGGAAATTTCTAAGCTGGTTTCTGAATTGCAGAAAGTAAGAATTGATGAACAATTAGTTAATACTGCCTCTGCACTGAAAGCTATAAATCCTAATGAAGTTAAGGCTTTATTAAGAAATAGTGTAAAGTTAAACGATTCAGGAAATGTTGAGGTAGTATCAGATAATGGTACTCCAAGATACACAGACAAAGGTGAACCAATGAATGTAAATGATTTGGTAGCTGAGTATCTAAATAACAATCCTCACCATCTTTCTGCAACGCCTAGCGGAACAGGAAGTCAAAGTGGGATTGGTGGCGAAACACCGAAGCCTATGAAGATTGGTGATTTGGATATGAATAATCCAGAACACAGAAAAATTTATGCAGAGATGCGTAAG